ATTTTAACAACAATCACGCAGATTTTACGCTTGTCGCTAACTCCTTCCTCTCGGTTGATTCTTTTTGCTGCTCTTGGTCTTCCTGCAAAGACTTCACAATCTCAATAAGTCTTGCCACCTGATCGAGGTCTACGCTTGTAAGCTCTTTCATTGCCTTAATGCGATCAAGCGTGCCAGCGTCTCTGTCATGCTGCGCCTCGGCAAGCCGCTCGACTGCGAGCGCGCGATTCTCTTCTACGCGCGATATCCGCTCTATTCCTAGACCTTGATTTGCAACGGCTTTGGCCTTCATGTCTTCGATCTGAGCTTTGAGAAGCTCGATCTGAGCCATTTGCTGCTGTTGGGCCATCTGGCTTTGCTGTTGCTCTTGCTGGCCAATAGCTTCGATAAGGTGAGGCTTGTTCGTAAGCGTCGATGTTTCGACAAGTACTTGAGTAGGTACAGGAACGCCAACCTCACGCAGTTGTAGGAGCTGCGCAAATTCGAGCTGCCGTTGGGTGGAAGTGTTCAATCCTTCTTCGACGATTGCGTCGTATTTCCCAAAGGCGCGGTTATAAAACTCCGCCGTCGGCTCTTCTTTGAGGATGCGCCTAACCTTGCCGGGCGTCCAGTTAGCTTGCATAAGGCTTATCTGCAAGTCCCCTAGCATCTTTTGCGACTGGTCTAGGTTGTCGAAAAGCACTTGGAGCGTAGTAAGGCCGGCGCCTTGTCGAAGCATTGATAAGATCCCCGCCTTATCATCTATCGCGGAGCCCAGCAGTTCTTCGTTGACGCCGGAAATCTCTTGTATCTCTTTACCCAAAAGCTCGGAAAGCTGGATCATGGAGGGAGGAATCTGCGGGGGCATGATCGGTTGGACATCGTCCATGTTTGCCGTTGACTTAAGAGCAAGCCCGCGCCCCTGCCCGCTCAAGAACGCGTCTTTCGGGTTTACCAGCGCGTTCTCTTTGTATTTGATTCCTGAGTTGATCTGGGATTCAAGGATGTCAAGTTCAATGACTCTTCTTCGATTATATAAGTATTGCGCGTCTCGTAAGCCCCGGATGACCCCTTGGACTCGAAGAGGGAAGTAGGGAGTTTCAGGCTCATAATAAGCCCAGCAAGGCACAAAAGGATAACGGTCAATACCCAGCGGATTTGGCCCATGATACATCACTTTCCCTTGTACTACTACCGCGAGCTTGATAGTAGAAATTGTTTGATCCAGTTGTACAATCTGAGGATAAAGCCTCGTGAATTCCTGTAAATCTTCATCTTGCCCCCTCCACTCGATTGTTTCCCCCGATTGTACATCGACGAGCATTTTTTGTTTTCTCGTGGAGAGGTACCAGAATTCATCGTAAAGAAGGAGATCCTGCATCCCATAGTTGTATGACTCCGGCATGAATTGGAACTTTCCGTCTCTGTTTCCCCAACCGCGCATATTGACGATCTCATCGTCTCTGCCCGGAAGAAGAGATTTTACCATCTCACGAGAGAGATACTTGCGTGTCCAAAGGGCGTTGCAATCGGAAAGGTCTTTGTTTTTAAAGTATGGATCGATCAAGTATCCGTTATAGGACACGTTATCAACCCTAATGTCGCCGTTTACGGGATCATTGCGATAATCCATCCAGATCGAAAGAAGGTTCATCCCTGTTGAAATAGCCCCTTCAAAAGCCTCGGAAATCGTATCTAAGACGTGCGCCTGCTTGTTATTGTGGTATAGTAGCTTGGTGAACTGATCGGCTGTTTCTTGCGCGCTAGATTCAATCGGCGTGCAGATCGTAGATTTGCGGTGCTGACGCTGGTAGCCCGTAATCATGTTGATTACGCGCCTGATGCGGTTGAAGTTGAATTGGCGGCGTCTAAAGGCCGGGAGGTTGCCGTAGATATCGCTCCAAACATTTTGGTCACCCAGCTTGAACCGGAGGTCGACATCGGCCTCACTCCAGTATGACTGATTTATCGTGATATACTTAGCGTAATAGTGATCCATCATCTTGAGGATATTGTTGTCGTTTTCGACGTAATATGCCTCTGAAAGTTGTGGGAACATCGTCATAGGTTGGCCGTATATTAAAAACTTTACTTTACAATATATCGGAAAGGACAAAAAGACAATGAACGAAAAAGACTGGAAAGATATCCAAGCCCAAAATCTAGTTAGAAGGATTGAGGGTCTTGGAAGAAAGTTGGAAGATTTGGCACATAACCTCGGGATTCGGCGTACATGTTATTTAGCGCCTGGGGAGTCAAAGGACTGTGTTCCTTGCCAAAAAGATGGGTAAACAGAGCATAGCGCAAACTGTCGAGAACATGATCCCTCTCCTTAATCGGCTTTTCCTTGCCGTGAACATCCGGCTTATCATCCCATAGGTAAGACTGAAACTCAGCGATCAGATTTTTCGCCTTAAGGCATATCTTAAGCGTTCCTTGAGTCAATAGCCTAGACACAAGGCGGATGCCGTCGGCGACTTCGTTTTCAGCATCAAAGACGTTATCCCAGCCTCGTTGCATCAGTTCCACCTTGAAAGATGCTGCCGAAGGGTCGATGTAAAGCGCGGAAATGCGCCTGCCTTGGAGGAACTTTGTTAAATCCTCGGCATACTCAAAGTCGGTCTTTTGCCTCTGAGCTACCTTCGAGTCAAAGTAGTACTCGTCCTCTACCCAGTAATTTGGGTAGTGATCCAAGTTTATCCCAATGATCACGCACGCAAACGGGTTTGCCGTTCCATAATCCACGCCTGCGATATACTGCTTTGCATGAGAGGTTGGATAGTCGATGCAGTGGATGGCGGGATCGAAGAAGCCATAGACCGCGCCTTCTGCTTGCACCCACTTTCCTTCGATAAAACGCTGATACCATAAACCAGAATACTCGGATTTAAGCTGCTTTACGAATTCTTTACTAAGGACTGGGTTATCCTCAAGTGTGAAGCTCCATGTGCGGAGATCGAGTTCCGATGCCCTATCGAGAAAATCACGTTTCAGCCAGTGATAAGGGGAGTCTGGGTTTGTAGTTCCGAAGAACTTTGCACCATCCATAGACAGGCGACTCAAGAGCATTTTTATGAAACTTTCGGGTATAAGTGTGATCTCGTCTACATATGCCCCGATGAAGGTGGAGCCTCGGATTTTCCCCTCTGATCTAGCATCATTGGCCGATACGACGTAGATTTGGCGATCAAAGATGTACACCTCTCCTTTGCCCGAGAGGTATTTGACATAATCGCCCAAAATATTGCGCATCGGGTCAATGATGTTGCGGACGATCGTATGCGATGTGCGCCCAACGATGACGCAAGGCCCTGCTGGCCCCTTGCGGACAAAGTGCAGGAATCGCCACAAAGATGCGTGAGACTTGCCTGATCTCACCGCGCCCTGCCAGATGTTTAGGCGCGCGTCCGCTTCTTGGATCGAGCGATATTGCTTCTCGGACATTTTCACGATTCGCCCCAAGTTTGACATGGTCTTTCGATAATCTCAGGCTTCCCAATCTTTTCCGAGTTGCACGGTTCTTCTAAATAAAAATCCTTCAAATGCCTAAGACCCAAATCAATATCTCTCCATACCTGTACTTCTTCAATAAAGCGACGCTCATACTCGAGATCATGACAATATTCGTTTTCCGACATTTTAGATCTTTCTACCGAAATTCTTTCTATTCTCACACATACAATCCAGTCCGATTTAAGAGGCAATTTTAATGCAGTATAGTTCCAGGGGTTTTTTTTTTGCGCTTTTTCACTTGGCATCCTCAAAATGCTTTCGGCTTCAGCCGAGAGTTGTTTACATCCACCATACAACCAAGTATTTATTTTGCTTTCAAGAAATACCCTGGTCTTGACAAGCTAGAGCAAAAGGAGCGTGACTGTGAAACTAATCCGAAACGTCGATAACGACCTAATCAACCTAGACCAAGCAAGCTTTATCTACCTCAATGACTTGGGGACAAAGAGACGATTCGATTCCAGATCGTCGCGGTTGTCGACGGGCGCGAGTACCTCATCAAAGAATACCGCTCGGAAAAGTGCGCCAATGGCTTTCTCACAAGGCTTTGGGAGAAATGCAAGGTTGATGTGAAGGATTAGGCGTGTGGCAAGACATAGACACCGACGCGATCGACGCTCGTCTTATGCAAGACGTGATCGGCGATATCCTCAATACAAAGCTTAGCGATCGCGAACGGACGGTCATTGTCTGTCGCTTTTGGGCAGAAATGACCCTTCAGAAAACAGCAGAGTATTGCGGCGTTACTCGTGAAAGAGTTCGCCAAAACGAAGCCAAGGCGTTGCGCAAGCTTCGGCACCGAGACGTAACGACCATCTTTGCCAAGTGCGGGGTCTTGGCTGCGGAAAAGGCTTTAAAGGAGGAGCTTGAGCGGGAGCGGCAAGAGCTGCTAGATCAACAGATCAGAAGGGTTCTTAAAAAGCCTCCCTCGGTGATTTATGCCTATTGGAACCCTCCTAAAAGAGAAGAAAAACAATTTCCCGAGTATAAGGACAAGATTCTTGAAAGGACTCGAAGATCTTTCCTTCCCCCCCTCCAAGTGACTCTAGTCCATACGCCTGATGGAATTCCCTATCTTTACATGCCCCCTTGGATAGGCAACATTGTCCGCGCCCATGACCCAGAGAGATATGACGAATGGCTAGAATGGTTGAAGAAACACGGAAATCACGTCACTGAGGGTCGGCGGAGTCTTTTTGACTAGCATCCTCAACCTGCTTGACCTCTGGCTTGACGATTTCAAGCTGAGCGTCAAAGGCTTGGACAACGTGGACGTGCGCGCGGACTTCGGGTTCGCGTTGTTCTAAGCGAACTTTCCCAAGCCAAATTAACATAGTTGTATTCTTATCTTTAACTGCTGATTCAAATTGTTTTGCTCTTAATATCGAATCCCCTTTAAAACGCTTTTCAGAGGCATATTCGGTAAAACGCATTCCATATTGAGCTGAAACTCTATCATAAAAAGTATGTTCATGCATATCGAAATGAGGGGCTATTTCCATTCCAGTACAACCAGCCATGAGAAGTTCATCAACAAGCTTCCAATCAATCGGCTTTACGGGGCGCATGATACGTTTTTCTGCCGTGTCTTTCAATGTGCACCTTTTGGGCTAATTTATATCTGCAAGCAAGTCCGCACGTTTTTCTCTCTCTATTGGTTCCAAAAGAGTGGTGCCAAAACGGTTTTGCACAATAAAGACACAGTTTATCAATTCTAAGATTTTGAACCATATTCTTCAGTCAATTGGCTGTTTTTGATAACTGGTGCATCTTTGCCCATTTTCTTCCGGTATGCAATCCAGCGTTTTACTATGATGTCGCAATATGCGGGGGAAAGCTCTATACCATAGCATTTTCGGTTTAACTGTTCGGCAGCGATAAGCGTGGTTCCTGAGCCAAGAAAGGGATCGTATACGCCTTCTCCTTCGGCTGTATTGTTCTTAATCGGTCGCGCCATGCATTCTAAGGGCTTTTGGGTGCTGTGAGCCGTTCTGTCGTCTTCATCTTTTGATTTTCCAAAGCAATTAAGATTGGCTATTTCCCATACAGTCGCTTGATCTCTCGCTCCCTGCCAGTTGTGAGGATGTCCTTCTTTTACCACATACCAGCAAGGCTCATGCTGCCAATGATAATCTCCTCGGGATAAGGCAAAGTGTTGTTTAATCCATATAATTTGATTGATAATCACAAATTCAGATTCTTTTAAACTAGTTTCTACCTCAGAACAATATTTTCCGGCATGCCAAACATAAGCAGTAGAGCCAGGAAAAAGATGCCAAGCTAAAGACCAGTTTATTTGAGAATCGTTGGCCACTTTTCCAGCAGCTCTTTGGCCTTTGCCTGCTTTTCCCCTCCAGCTTGGATCATATTCCACTCCATAAGGGGGATCGGTAACCATAAGGATAGGCACATTGCCATTTAAAACTTTTTGGGCAATTTCTGTATTTGTGCTATCCCCACACACAAGCCTATGATCGCCTAACTTAATCAAATCCCCGGGCTTCGTAAGCGCGTCTTCGTCTTTTCCAGGATCAAGGAGGTTTTTGTCTTCTTCGACAGGATCGACATCCTCTTCTTCAAAATTAAGAGTAAATTCCTCTTCTTTGAAGCCCCATTCTAGCAAGTCTCTTGTGTCCCATTGGTTGGCCAGAATGTCCCAATCCCACTCCCCTTGCGCGCGGTTAAGCCTAATGTTGAGTTCATCAATGTCTTTTTGGTCTAGTTCTTTGTCTGGCACATAGCACTCGATTTCTTTATGCCCCATCTTTTTTAAGATTTTAAGGCGCTGATGACCTCCAATAATCAATCCATCTTGAGTGATGATTGGTTTGTCAATCACACCAAATTTCTCTAAAGATTGCTGCAAGTGCTTTGCGTCATGCTCAGATAGTTTCCGGGGATTTTTAGAATGGGGTTTTAAGTCTTTGATCTTGCGAGTTTGAATTGACCAGTTGATCACCTATCCCGCCATCTTTGCTTTGATTACAATATCTTCAGGCTTTTGGCCTGGGAACTCTTTGATTGCCCTATCTACATATCCCCTGATGATAGGATCGTCTACGGACATCGTGATAGGATCGTAGCATAGATGGTGCGTGGTAAAGCTATGGTCTACGTCTTTTAGTGTAATTGCAACTTCAACTGGTGTTGACATTCATACCTTTGGGTTAAAATTAAAACTTAACAAAAAGGTATCGGCGCGTCAAGTACCAAATAGTGATAGCTGCTCTATCCTGATGGGTTTTTTGGTCGATGGCGAGTGTGGACGGGGGAGCTTTGCGCACTCCTCCAACAGCCAGAGCTTTCGCTGCTGATAAGCTATTCTTTTTTTTACCCGAAAGATTTCTTTCTGTAACTCTTGATCGAATATTAGCATGCGGATAGTATGCAAAATCGTCCCCTTTAACGGGAGACATAAACTTTATTTGAGGAAAGCTATGCTTAGGGGAAAAGCTCGGGCAAATCTACTGCCTGAGCCAAAGCGCTATTTATTCGTCATAGAAAGACTTCGGGACACAGTAGAGGTTGAAGGCACCGAGGCGATTGAGTATCTTGGAACTTTAATCGTTTACGATGAGAAAACAAAAGTCGCGATGATTAAAGACTGGATGCAGGTTTTGAGAAAAGAAAAACCCCCAAAGGAGTGCTAAGGGGGCTGGGAACTATACAGTATAAAAACGGAGTCAAAGAAAGTCTATGTTGATGACTGTCTTCGGTAAATCAGAGTAAAGTTTTTTCGCATTTATTTCTACTACTTGCGCATCGTCTTCAATCACAATTCCTTTGATACAATCCTCAATAAATTTTTGCATATTTGTCACATCTGGCCGCTTAAGATGATGCATTAGTCCTGCGAGCATTTGGCGTTTTCTTATCCCGCTTGTAGCTTTGGGGATCGGGAGGTAGAAGGTTAGGCCGAGGCGTATGGGTGAGGTTACGGGAGCCTGTTGATTATGCTGCGCTCGTATCTGCCACTGGCAGTACTGCTTTTCTTTGTAGAGTGGGTTGAAAGACTTCCGACCATATCCTCCGTGGGCTTTCCACGGGATGGGGACGCCTTCGATAACGTAGGTAAGCATTCATACGTAAATACTATATTTTAGTATTTACGGCCATAGCTTAAAGTCGTCTAAGGTGAGATCGGGTGCTGTGTGCTTGAGTATGCGAAGGGCGCATTTGCGTAAGATTGCATCGCCCCGGGCTGCTTTTTGTATGGTAACGTGGCAGAGTCCCGATATCTTTGAAAAGGCTTGGCGCGAGTATCTGTTCTTGTACAACCAGCGCTCGAAGGGTATTTCTTTCTTCATAGTGTTTATTGTATGGGGAGTAAGTTGTTTTTTTCCAGTATTTTAGTTAAAAAAAAGAGTAGGTATTGCGATAAATGGTTGGATTGTTTATAGTTTTGATAAATACTTACAGGGGGAAACATGAGTACAGAATACGAATACCCAGCAGGTTGGTTCGAGCCTGAAGACGATCGGGGAGACTGGGTACATGTTGATGACATGCCCGATATGGATCATATGGCCGATGAGCTAAAGAAGCTGATCGAGATTGTATATGGGCAAAGAGAATTAGAGGACATTGACGATGTGATCGACGAGATGGCAAGTCAATTGAATGTCCGATGGGATTTAGCAACAAAACAGATAAGGAAGGTTTAATATGAACCAAGAGATTCTTAAAGATTTAGTAAAGGCGCAGCTTGAAATCAAAGCGCCTGAAAAAGACAAGGTCAACCCAAGATTCAAGACAAAGTATTGCTCCTTGGACGCGATCTACTCCGCTTGCAGGGAGCCGCTTGCAAAGCACGGCATTACGCTTTCCCATTCGGTTGAAAATATCGAAGGAAAGTCCGTTCTGGTAACATCCTTGAACCACGTTAGCGGGGAATGCCTGAGCAACAAGATTCCGCTTTTCATCGAACAGCAGACAAGCCAGGGCTTTGCATCGGCTTTAACATATTCGCGTCGATATGCGATCTGCTCTTTGCTTGGATTGCCTACGGACGATGATGATGATGGCGAAATGGCCACGAGAGATGAGAGAGGAATAAGCGAATCTCAGGCTAGCGAGATCATGAACTATATCCAAGAGGATATGAACCTAATGCACCGCATCTTGAAAGGTTACGGGGTAAAGACGATACGCGAAATCCCTAACACGGAATTTCCTAAAATCATAGCTAACTTGAAGGCGAGACAATGAAAATAATCAACATCGAGCAAGGAACCCCAGAATGGTACGAACTCCGCCGGTCTAAGATCGGCGCGAGCGATATCGCAACCATCATGGCCGGGAGCAAAAGAGATTTACACGATCTTTATCTTTCAAAAGTGAATGGTCACGAAAAGTTTGTGACAAAAGCCATGCTCCGGGGAAAAGAGATGGAAGCCGAGGCACGGGCATGGATGAACATTAACAATGATTTCGATTTTGAGCCTATCGTCGGGGTTAGTGACGACCACGATTGGCTTATGGCAAGTTTCGACGGATTCCAGGAAGGAATCTCCTTGGAGATCAAATGCCCAATGAGGGTGCATGACTGCATCGACGAGCATAACAATTACTCCAAATGGTGGTGGCAGGTTCAAGCTCAGTATGCGGTAGGGGGCCATAAACAAGCAATACTGCTTGCGTATAGCCCTGAGATGCGCGTTTATAGCACGATTTCTAGGGATGAGGACGCAATCCGGGAGCTTATCCGCAAGGGGAAAGAGTTTTACGACCGCGTGGTTAACTACGATCCGCCGGAAGAAGAGATCGAGCAGATTGAAGATAGCATGGGAATTGCGCAAGCTTGGTTAAGCGCCAAAAGAGCCAAAGATATCGCCGATGCGCATGAAGAGTCTGCAAGAAAGGCGCTCATCGAGTTTGCCAACAACAAGACTTGCAAAATCGGAGAGGTCGCCGTTAGGAAGATGACGAAACGGGGCGCGATCGAGTACAAGCAGATCGTCGAACTCAAAGAGATCGACCTAGAAAAGTATAGGAAAGATGCGATCGTCTACTGGAAAGTAGAAGCGCCCACTCCTCAAGGTTAAGCAAGAACTGTCTTCAAAGTTAGGCGAACCCAACCCCCGCGCTTGCCTAAGTAGGCGCGGGTTAAATATAACCCAATTCCTTTAACGCGTCATACACTTTCTTCATAAACTCCTTTCCCCTCTCCTCAGAGTATTCGATGTAGGGGAGGAATTGATACGAGCCGTCGGGCATTGTTACTTTGAAGGCCGGGGCCGAGATAAACTTCCCCTTCTTTCCCCGAATGATTCTCCAATTGCGGTAGGTGCATTTGGCTTGAGGGAAGTAGATATCGAAGTAAGCGGCTGTGGTGGACGCCGGGGATTCTTCGCGGAAATTTTCTATTTGCATGAGTTAAAACCCCTTAGGAAGTCTTCTATCTTTTGGCCAAAGATACTTTTTTTCCCTTCTTCTTGCAAGACAAGGTTTTTGCAAACCCGGCAGAGGGGTTTTGGCGGGTCATGCGGCCCGTTGACCTGGTGGAGTTCTTTAGAACATCGAGAACATTTCATAATTCTTCTTTAAACGGGGTTTTTTTGGCCTATCGTGGGCTTACCCTTGTATCGGGTCGTCTTTGGGTCGATCGTCGATTTTTGGGGCATTACAAATCGTTAGCATCGTTCCAGCCGGGCTTCAATCCTATCTTCTTTGCTATTGAGACGACAATTTCTGTCTGTCTATCCGAAAGCTTTTTCTTTTGTTCGTATGCCTCTACCATCTTTTCAAGCCATTCATCATGAAATTCCGGCATAGCTTCCCTGTACAAATCAAAATTATTCATTAGCTCAAAAAGAGATCCAAAACCATTAAACCTTAAACTCATAAAAATATATTAACTCCAACCTGTTAATTTTTTCCACTCATCATCAGGAACGTTGTATTTAACCTGCTTACAGTAACTTCCGTTGGTAAATTCAACATACTCGTTACAAGCATAAACGGTTGCGCCGTTTATTTTCTGCATATCGTAGCTTTGAGCTTGCGACTTGTGTTTATCAAAATTTTCCGCATTCGTTTCGGAGTAAGCTTTTTGGCTCCGGATATCTTCAAGCACCTCTTTAGCCCATCTCTTTTTGCTAACTACAGGGTCAGCATCCTTAGGCCTTTCTCTGTACCTTCTTTCAATTTCCTTTTCTTCTTCTTCTGTTGGGGGTTGTGTCTTTGGTTTTGGAGGCTTAGGTTTTGAGGAGGGAGGAGGAGGAGAATATAGTTCTTTTCTCTTAGTTCTTTTTATATCTATAGGTGCAGGTTGCGACTTTTCCGACTTCTTGATGTCGGAATTCTCGCTGTCTTGTTTGCGGGTTCCCGCTTTCTTGATGTCGGAATTCCCGCGATCTGCAAAAATATTTTGAATCCATTCACCAAGAGCTATGTCGTTTATCTTGAAATATCTCTTAGACGGCATCCCCATTTGTTTGCATTGAAGAATGCCGAGTGACTGAAGAACTTTGATGCTTCCCCGTTGAGCATCTTTAGCTAAAGTCGTTCTTTCTTCCGCATCTTCAATCGTTAGATAAAACCAACCGTCTTCAGTAAGTTTTCCCGAAGAAGAGAAGAATTCATACTTATCAATCAGCTCTGATAGGAAAACCGCAGCGTTTAACCCTATAGACCTAGCGATATGGCGGTTAATCGAAAACCAACTGTTTCCGTTGATTAAAGCTCTTAGACCTTCCTGTGTGACGAGGTGAGGGCGGTTAGGGTCTCTTATTATCATGACATATCCTCCTGTGTTTTAAGAGGCTACGTTCATCTTATGTCAAGACATTCTTTGATGTTTTAGATAAATCTCGGTTGAGATAACATCTTGAATGTCTTGATATAGATGAAGCTACTTAGGTCGTCAAACATAAGTGTAGCCTCAGTTTTTCGTAGGGCAAGATTCATTTCTTGCCCTTTTTCATTTTATCGCACTTCTTCAGCTTCTTATCTCTAGGAATATCTTTCTTGACGAGCGTGTCCATCATCTTATCGATCTTTCTTTTCGATTCCTTGATGAGGACGTCCATAATTCCTAGAAGCTTAAAAAGTTTCCGTTGCCCTGAAGCACATCCCATCGGGAATTTGCCGTGACGCCGAGTAGCCTTAAGCTACACCCGGGGGTAACAGTTGTCCATCCACCTCCCGCTGAGGAGGTAAACCCGTTCCAAGTCACTGTATCGCCAGCGCTTGCCTGCACAGAAAACCCATTCAGACCCTTATCCATGATCTCGATGGAATCGCCTTGTGCAAAAACAGCGGGCAAGCTCATTACTAATGATCCGCCCGCGTTGACGATATATCCAATATTTACACTCATTAAAGTATTTACGGCAACCTCAATCCAACTGAAATTTCCAGTTGACGTGATCGAAATGCTGTTTACACCGGGGGTAATTGTGATGCCGGCCCCTGCGGAAATCGTAAAATTTCCGGTACCGTCTGGCGAGATTAAATTTATTGTCTGGACTGGGTTTGATCCACCGGCTGCGACAAGCTGGTTGCCCACAATCGTGATCGAAGAACCATCCACAAGCACTTGGGCGTTCATTTGGCCTGCGCCCCCGCTTGTAAACGCAATCGCGCCGGCTCCCCCACCTTGCACGTTGATGTTGTCTGCAACGGAAGAGACGGGGATCAGATCATCCCCTGTCAGGCTTTGGAGCGCGCCGCTATCAGAAAGGAGTACCCAGGTAGAGACGCCCCCTGCTTTAGCCGCAAGCTTCCACCAGTCTGGGGGGATGGCGCTTTTATCTAACCATTCGTCCCCGATGAAGAAGTTTTGGTAGTCTGAAGGCGTTGGGGGCCGCATCATAAAATACTGCTGGGGAGGGTTGATCGACCGTACCCCAATGTAGTTGGCAGGATTTAGATTCGGTAGGTTAGAACTCATTGCTTACGCCCTGCTTTCATGCCACGTCTTTTTGCTTCATTTATTCCAATGGCAATCGCTTGCTTGGGATTAGTCACTTTCGGCCCTTTCTTAGACCCACTGTGCAGTTTCCCCTGGTCAAATTCTTTCATGACCTTCCCGATCTTCTTCTCGGCAGCTTTGCTGTACTTTGCCATTACTTTTTCCCCAGCTTCTTAATCAAAGCTTTGTCCTCTTTCTTTTCTCTCTCAAAGGTCTTGATATCATCCTTAAGATGCTCCTTGACCTTTGCCTTAAACCCTTTGGGCTTCTTTCCTTCGTGTCGCATAGTGTCCTTACTGATTAACAAACCAAAACACCAGAAAAAACAGGCCCACCTTGAACAGTCACGGTTTGCGCTCCTCCTGAAACAAAAGTTCTAACAGCAACAGTATCGGCCGCTGTAAGTGAAATTAATGCAGCTATGTTATACATACATAAACCACTTGCTGATTGAGTGACAAATGGATTAACTACAAATCCAAAATGATTTGCCCCCGCGTTTCTAGTAAAAAAAGCCTCAAACAATGTGTGCGCTGCTCCTAGATTGCTTACTAAAATAGAAGCATTAAATTGATAATATCCGGTAACGGGGGCGGTGAAAACACCAGTGGCTGAATTGTAATTTGTTCCTTGTTGTCCCAATATACTATCATATATTATTGTGAAGATTGTCCCATTTCCTGTAGCATTAAGCGCATTCACTGTTTGTTGCGCTGAAAAAGCAGGCTGTTGAGCGTTCGTTATAACTCCGCTAGGAAAACCCCAGGTTACTCCTTCTGGCTGCCCTGAGTCCGCAACCAAAGCAGTCCCATCCGCCCCTACAGGCACAACAACGGGTCGTGTGCCGTTTCCAACTAAAAGATCTCCGATTGCGGAGTTGTACTGACTGTTCCAAGAATTATTGCTGCTCATATTTCCCTCTTATATTAAATACCATCCGCTCACCCTAAATTCACCAGTGGTATCTATAGGGAAAGGATTTGGAGTATTGTTGTTTCTCAAGCCAAAAGGCTCAATTCGCGTTGTGTTTAGGGTAAATTGCGCCCCAGACCCTACGGTTCCTCCTGGTGTCGTTACGTTGCTATAGGCAAGCCCGCATTGGGGCTGATAGTTTGCCAAGTTTCGCACCGTGAAAGGCAGTCCGCCGATAACCATATTTCCCGTTCCAGTATGAGCCGTCCAAATTACAGTACCAGAGACATATACAATATTTCCGACACGCAAATAAATTCCCGCTTGTGTGGTATAGGTTCCAACTCCGGCAGTTGTTAAGCCGATAATAATCGGCGTCCAAGTGGATTCTGAAAATGTCGTCAAGGTATTAGAAGGGTCTTGTACGATGTTGCAGCTATTTGAGGTCGGCATTTTTCACCTTAAACATAAGTTATATTCCCTATAGAGGAAATAACTTGGAATCCAGTATTTGCCACCACGCAAACGATCTCTACAGAATCGCCTTGCGCCGTAGAAGTTAGCGATCCGCCCGCTCCGACAGTTGTAACATTTGAACCAAGGCGGATTGATTGCCCTGCTGCCTGCGTAATTTGCCAGGATGTTGCGCCCGCAAGAGTGACCCTAAGAATGCTTCCAACTCCTGCCGTGGTTGGCAATCCGAGCGTTAAAGCTCCTCCTGGGGAGATGCAAGCATATCCGTTGTTAACGCCCATGGTTGGGATGTTTACAGAAGTTGCAGTCCAGCTTAGGCCACCGCCAGTTACAGAGATCGTAAGGCTTCCTGGGCCCCCTGAAATACCCACTCCTGTACCTGGGGAAATGCTTGTGACAACAGGGTCGGCTCCTGTTGATCCAATGAGTACTTGTCCGTTAGTCATTGCCGAAAGAGACTTAATCGCGTTTGCTGCATCGGCGACAACAGGGGCAAATTGCGTTAGAGTCGGTGCTGAGAAAATCCCTGTTCCGTTGTAATATGCAACTCCCTGATCATTAAGATTGATTGCGTTGTTTGTTGTCATTTTATATATCCGTTAAGGTTACTTGTTTCCACACAGCATTATCAGGAGTTAAATCTACGCAAAAAAATAAGTTCCCTGATGTTAGATTAAGCCAAAAGAAGTAGTCGCCGTAGTCGCTGTCTAACGGCCCTGGATCATGATCCGTAACTAAGCAAAAACTTGATCCAGTGTTAATCGGTGCGTTTGCCATGTTTTACCTATGGGTTAACTGTCCAGTTTCCAATTGATGCGTTTGCCAACCAGATTCCTAAATCGTAGTGCGTCAATTCAATCGCATCCCCCGAACTCGTGCTATCAAGAGAGGTTCCTGACTGACTTCCAAGCTGGATTATATCGCCTGGATTTCCAGCAATGTTAAGCACGTCATTCGTCACAACCTTGAATTTGCATGTAGTCCCGATTGGTTGAGGCTGCGCCGGAAGTGTTAGCGTAATCGCTGCTACCGAGAAGTTGCCCTGATTTGGGTTAACAGTCACCGATGCGTTTTGCTCTACCCAAGGGAAAAGACCACTTGCAACGGCTTGTACAAAGCCATCGACCACTGTGAATTGCGAGCTATCGAAGCAAGCCGTTCCTCTTACAACGCCAGTCCCAGGGGCTGCGCCTGCTTCTGCGTAGGGCTTCCAGTCATTGACAAGAACGGTTGTTAGTGCTGGATCTAGGCCGATAGCTAGTCCACCATTGGTAACGTCTGTATAGGTAAGGTTTCCCGTCCCTTGGATGAAGAAACCGCTTCCTGAGTTAGATACGAAGTTACAATGCTCAATGTTAGCTGCCCCGCCTGGAGTCATGTCGATTATTGAATCTGATGCAACTACACCAGCGTACAAGCAGCGATCAACGATGCTTTTGCAGCAGGTGGCGGGGTTGTTGGAATTCGATCAGGAACCTACATTGAAAACCTAACCCTACAAGCGGGTGTCGATCTTTACGGATTTGATGTAGACGGAAGGGTTCCTTCTCCAATAGCTAAAGTGGTTATTCAGGGGAATCACACCTTTTCAGTAGCAGCAGGGTTTGCTGCTCAACTTACGCAGTATGTTACTTTTTCCGCTCTTGCAGGAGATGCTTTTACTATCCAAGCAGCAGCAGCATCGCAAGCGATCATTGCGATGAAGTTTTGCGGGATCGAAGCAATCACAGTCCCAGGCCAAAGAGCTGTTGTCATGGACGCAACCGCTACAGGAGCTTGTCAGTTCTCAACCGATAACGCAAACATCTCCTCTTCAAGCCATTGCTTTGAGGGTATCGGAGCGGGATCGCAAGAAGCCTTCATTGGTCTAGGAAACTGTAACTCTCAGTCTGGGAACGTTTTTGAGGCGACTACGGGATCAAACTCTCTTTCTGGCCAGTACACCACGCTTAACGGCTCGATATATATTTTCAACGCTGTTTCAGGCGGTAGTTGCACGTTTATCTACTCCAATCTCTTTTCCGCACAGGAAGCAGGATTCTACCCTGCGGGAGTGGGTTCATTCGACGCGACACACTGCACAATTTCATCTACCTCAGCGAGTGGATTTTGGGCGGATGGTGTAGCGGGGGCATCGGTTAGCTACTCAAGCATTATTCTAGCCGGATCGGCTCAAGCAGTCGGCCCCGCTCTCTCCGTATTTAAACCAAACTGGCAGCCATACGCAGAAACGGCAGGTGGAGCAGTTGGATCGAATCGGGGAACAGCAAGCTTTGACTCTGCATCCTTTGCGGTAACGGATGGCTTCGTTCAAGCAACAGGAAATTTGGTCACTTCTATCGGAACGGATTCAGGCATAGCAACACCGATTGCGGGAGTGTTCAACATCTTTGGAGGCCCAGGCGTAACCACAATCGCCGCAGCCAACGACATCTATGTGCGTAGCGTCGAATGGAATGATGTTGCAGCCCCAACTCTTGCTTTGGTGGATAACGGCTATTTCGATCTTGGCCCCACAACAATCACTCTTCCGGTCGCGCCAGCTCAAGGCGAGCAGGTAAGGGTGATATCCGTTAACTCAGGAACGATTGTGCAAGCAAGTGGGGCGCAAGTTATCACTGTCGGCAACGTGACATCGTCTCCCGGAGGAACTGCTACGGGAACGGATACGGGAGATTGCCTAGTCCTCATATACAACTTAGGCTTAGATAGGTGGATTGCAGAATCCGTTTTGGGAAATTGGTCATTGGCATAGAGGTAAAAAAATGGTAGGCCCATCAAATGCAAGCAATAGATTCGGAAGCTCAAGCTACATCGTAGGAACGCCCGCAAATGGCCTTGGGAACGGGGTTAACTTTACCTCGATCCAAGCAGCGGTTAACCAAGCGGTAGCTGATGGGTACGGCCTAGCAAATCCCGTGGATATCATTATCCGAGCGGGGATATACACTGAAGATGTCACCATTACCGATGGCGGGATTAGTCTTGTTGCAGCATCAGCAGGGACATACAATATCGTCTCTCAAC